GAAAGAATATAAGGACTGGCAGAAGAACCCCGAGAGGCTATCGAGCTTTATAACAAAACGTATGAACATCCCTGACGGCGCAAGCGAATTGCGTGTTACGGATTATGCGAATATTAAAGCAACGAACCGGGAGCTGCCAGATCTTACTGGCTGGTCTTGCGTCGCGGGGATTGACTTCTCGAAAGTCACAGACTGGGTAAGCGTCTGCTTACATTTTAAGCAGGGCAATAACAGGTATGATATATCGCACTCCTGGATGTGCTCGTCCTCGAACGATATAGCAAGGCTTAGGTGTCCATGGCAGGAATGGGTAGCGCAGGGAAGGCTTACCTTGGTCGATGACGTCGAGATACATCCGGAATATATCACGGAATATTTAAGCGAGGCACGCGTCACCTATCAGATCCGGGCGATCGCGATAGACGACTTTAGATACGCGCTCCTTGCGGCGGCTCTTAAGGACTTAGGCTTTGAGCCTAAGGAAGCGAAGAACTTAAAGCTCGTAAGACCGTCCGACATCATGCGCGTGTCGCCGATCATCGACTCGTGCTTTGCAAATCAGTATTTTACCTGGGGCGATGCTCCGGAGCTGCGATGGGCTACAAACAATACGAAGCTTATAAGATCAGGCAGGAAGTTCGGAAGTAAGGACGACCACGACACCGGTAACTTTGTGTATGGGAAGATCGAAGCCCGAAGCAGAAAAACGGACCCGTTTATGGCGCTCGTTGCGGCCATGACTATAGAGGATCAGATCATCGAACGAAGAGCAGGCGGCAGGACTAAGCTGTCAACGCTCGTTTATTAAGTGAGGCAGAGATGGCTTTTAATATTTTTAAGTGGATCCTCGGATCCCCACAGGAAAACGGCATACAGACCGGTACGGTGGTAGAGGTCAAGGACTTCTTAGATAATAGCGAGGACGTACCGAGCACCGGTATCGAGAACGTGATCCAGCGCATGGCTTTCCAGACTGCTGTACAGAAGATCGGCTCTGCTGTTGCTGCTGTTGAATGGGAAACAAAAAGACGCGGCAAGGATGCACGCGCGAAGGAATACTGGGCGTGGAACTACTCCCCTAACATCAACCAGACGCGCGAGGAGTTTTTCCAGGATCTTATCTTCCGTCTCTTTTCGGATGGGGAGGCGCTCATAGTTGAGACAAGGAAGGGCGACCGCTACGTAGCTGAGTCCTTTACCGTTACACAGTTTCTTGACGGCGATATTTACCAGGACGTATCTGCTCGCGGTGAGAACATCCCCGGGACGTTCAGCGCAAAGAATGTCTTACACATATCGCTTAAGGGTGACAGCTCGGGGCTTTTATCCGGGCAGGTCGCATCTAACCAGGGCAGGCTGATAAAGAGCGCGACAAGCAATTATTTAAGAGGTCAGGGAACGAGGGGCATACTCGAGATCGACGATACCGCCGAAGCAGATCCCAAGTTCCAGGAAACATATAACGACCTGGTGCAGAACCAGTTTAAGTCTTACTTTAACAACGCGAACGCGGTGCTCCCTCTTTATAAGGGTTACGATTTCCGCCAGACCGATACTTCCGGCGGCTCCACGAAGTCGAGCATAGTAGGCTCGCGCGATATCCGTAATATGATGAACGACATCATAGAGCTGACCGCGCAGGCGCTTGGTATCCCTGCTACGATCATAACGGGCAAGGGAGTAACCGAGGCGGACTTTAAACAGTTTATGACGGCGACAGTACAGCCGATCGTAAAGATGCTCGCGGATGAGATAAACCGCAAGCTCTTCGGTCACGAGCTGGTAAACGTCGGCACTTACGTAGTACCGAACTACTCGAGGGTGCGCTATACCGACGTCTTCGACGTTGCGAACCCTATCGACAAGCTTATCGGCTCCGGTGCGTTTTGCGTTAACGACGTGCGAATAAGGCTCGGCCTCGGCGTCATCGAGGAAGACTGGGCATGGCAGCATTGGATGACCAAGAATTATTCACCCACCGAGGAACTCCTCGAGGGTGTGGATGATGATACAACCCCGGAAACAGCTCCGGAGGACAATAATACCCCGGAGGAAGCTCCGGATGAAGGAAATGAGGAGGAGCTAAACGATGCCGAAGAATAGTAAAAATCGCTATTATACCATGGCATACGAGCCCGGCGATGCGACCGCGGAGATCTACATCTTCGGCGATATCACATCCTGGGAATGGCTCGACAGTGATGTGTCAAGCTATTCGCTTGTAAAGCAGATCCGCGACCTTCCTGAGAATGTAAGCATAACAGTGCATATAAACTCTAACGGCGGAGAGGTTAAAGAGGGTCTGGGAATTTACAACGCGCTCAAAGGTCGAAATGTAACGACCATCTGCGACGGGTTCGCGGCTTCCGCCGCGAGTGTGATCTTCTGCGCAGGTAAGACCCGTATTATGCAGCCCGCAAGTTTGCTCTTTATCCATCAGGCGCTTGTCGCTACTGTTGGAAACGCAGACGAGCTTGAAAAAGAAGCGCAGGATCTCCGTAAGATCACCGAGAGCGTAACAAACGCATACAAAGAGGCGGGTGTAACGCTTGACGACGACAAACTTATGGAGCTTATGAAGGCAGAGACCTGGTTAACACCTGACGAGGCTATTGCTTACGGCTTCGCTACTATGATAAGTGGCGAGGAAGACGATGGCGAGGTAAAGAATGATGCTATGCGCAGCATAGTGTCGCTTATCGAGCAGGTAAAAGCCGAGGCAGAACCGGATGAGGATGAAGATCCGGATGAGGAAGACCCCGAAGAGGATCCTGAAGAGCCCGATGAAGATCCGGACGAGGAAGATCCTGACGAGGAGGATCCTGATAAGGACGACGAGGAAGATCCTGAGGATTTTAACCGCGAACTTATCAACAAAATAACGAAGTTTACGGCGGCCGTTGAAGAATTGACGCAGCTGTTAAACGATAAAAACACCACCAACCTTACGCCGTCTCCGGCGCAGGTGGAGCATACAGGCTTTTTCGGTTTCTGAAAGAGCCAAGTAACTATTAAATAGCCGGAAAACGGCAAGGAGGTAAAAATGCAGAACAAAGACAGCATGAACAACGCACAGCTCGAGATCGCTCAGCGTATTTCTAACGCAGCGAAGGAGGGCAACACAGAAGCGTTCGAGTCTGGCATCGGTGAACTTTTCCAGAATATCCACGACTCGATCGTTGCAGAGGGCGAAGCTTATAGGCAGAGCGCCGACGCCGCAATACTTGCGCAGAGAGGCATACGTCAGCTTACAAGCGAAGAGAAGAAATTCTATGACACCCTCATCAGATCCATGAAGGCTAACGGCGGCGACGCTATGAACGCGCTCTCCAACACAGACAAGACCTTCCCTATCACCATTATCCAGCAGGTAATGGAAGACATGAAGCAGGAGCACCCCTTACTTGCTGCAGTTAACACTGTAGCAACCACAGGGCTTACAAAGCTCTTACTTAACGCAGACGAAGGCGATAACTGCGCATGGGGCGCTCTGGAAGCTACAATCGCCGAGGAGATCGATAGCGGTTTCAGAGAGATCGACCTTGGCCAGTTCAAGCTTTCCGGTTTCCTTCCTATCAGCATCGATATGCTCGAGCTTGGTGCTAAGTGGTTAGACAGCTACATCCGCACCTGCTTATCCGAGGCGCTTGCAATCGGATACGAGAACGCAATCGTAACCGGTACCGGCAAAGACATGCCTATTGGTATGGACAGAAGCGTAGCCGATGATGTTACAGTCGTAGGCGGCGTATATCCTCAGAAGGAAGCTATCACGGTAACAAGCTTCGACCGCGCATCTTATGGCGCACTCGTTGCACAGCTTGCACAGACTCACAACGGAAAGCCCAGGGCAGTAAAGGATCTTATCCTTGTAGTAAATCCTTCCGACTACTACAGCTTAGTAATGCCCGCTACAACCGTACAGACACCTGACGGAAAGTACATCAACGACGTGCTTCCGGTTCCCACCAGTATCATCCAGTCCGTAGCAGTAACACAGGGCGAGGCGATCCTCGGCATCGGTAAGAACTACTTCTTAGGTGTAGGCGGTAAGAGAGGCATCCAGTTCTCTGATGACTACAAGTTCTTAGAGGATAAGAGATACTACAAGATCGTAGCATACTCTAACGGACGTCCGAAGGGTAACACCGACTTCTTAAGACTCGACATCTCTAACCTCGATCCGGTTTACTTAGAAGTTAAGCAGGTGTCTTTTTAACAGGCCTGTCTGTTGACGTGGACATCGAAACGACAGTGCTTGGTAAGAGCGTGTCGGATGTACAGACAGGCGTTACAGTAAATAACAACGGCTTTTCCGGTACTCTTAAGTACGTAGAGGGCTGGACGGAGTTCTCCGGCGATCCCAACGAGCAGAACGGTAACTTCTTGATGTTCCACTCTGCTATGGAGGACGCTGACAAGATCACTATCCAGATCATAAACGGTAAGACAAGGCACGAGCCTGTTGAGCTTGACTCCGACGGAATAGCTGTATGCCGTATCTCTGATAAGAACTCCCAGCTTATACAGGTTGTTGCTTACAAAGACGGCGAAGCACAGCAGAAGCTTTTCAGTCTCAGAGGTCTTACCTTAGAAACGGAGGCGTAATATGGCGGTATGCGTAGGAAGCAGTGCTCCTGCTGCAGCAAAACAGGAGAAGAAAACTGCAACAACGAAAGCAGATAAGCCCAAAAAGGGCTAAACGGAGGTACTTATGAGTGTGACAGCTGAGCTTTTGACAAAAGCTAAAAATTATCTCGACATAACGTGGACAGATGAGTCAGCGGACGCAAAGCTCAGCGGTCAGCTTAGTCGCGGCATGGCCTACCTTATGGATAAGACCGGCGCGGAAGCGTCGGATTTCGAGGTAGATGGACGAGACCAGGAGCTGCTCTTTAACTACGTGCTTTATGATCGCGCAGGCTCAGTGGATCAGTTTAAGCAGAATTATCTGTCTGATATCATCGGCATGCGTATGAAGCGGGAGGTGGAATATGCGGCCCAGTCAGAAGGTTGAGACTTTCCCGGATGGGATCGTCGAAGTTTATGCAGAGGATCACAGGACCATCGGAGCGTTAAAGGCGACCTTAAGGTTTGCGGAGCAGTCTGTCGGCGTGCGTAGATACTACGAGTCAGCGGCTTCCGTATCGTCTTCCAGAATAGACCGTCTTATAAAAGTACCGCACACTTCTCTCGTGGATAGACTTGATATCGTGCTGGTTAAGACCGAGGACGATCGCCAGTATAAGATAGCGCGTATACAGGAAAAGCCTGAGCGTAATGTCGATCTGTGGGAGCTGCAGTCTATACAGGTGACAATAAAGAAAAAAGTGGATCCCGATCCCGGTCCTTCCCCGGACCCTGATCCCGATCCGGATCCGAACGAAGGCGGGGATCAAAATGAGCAGCAGACGGGTGAAACCCTGGGAGCTGGCTGATGCCATCGACCAGATACTGATCGAATACGAGGGCGATGTTATAGGCGGAACCCGGAAAGCGATCACTAAGGTGTCCGAAAAAGTAAAGGATGAGGTAAAGGAAGCGTCTCCCGTGGGTCCTTCGTGGGCTAAGAAGCGAGGGCGCTATGCAAAAGGATGGGCTGTTAAGGAGCTGGGAAGTACTCAGACCACCGTCCATACTGTTATCCACAACCGAACCGACTACCAGCTCGCGCACCTTCTTGAAAAAGGGCATATTTTAGCCCATGGCGGTCAGTATGACAGGCGCTCACCTGCCAGAGTTCATATCGCACCTGCAGAACAGCATGCAGAGAAATATATGGAGGAGGCTATAAAGAGAATTGCGCAAGAAGGATGAGATCATAAAAGAGGTTTGTGAGGCTCTGATCACAAAGGAGCTCATAACCGCATACGAGTATGACCATTTTAAGCAGTCTCAGGCCGTAGACCTTCCCTTTGCCGTCTATCGAAGGGTAGCGGCTGATAACTTTTCAGCTGACGGCGTCGTCTATCACCACGGCGACAATGTTGACTTTGAGATATACGCGTCTGACCCTGATGAGATGGCGGACATAATGGCAGCGGCCGAGGAGCTTCTCGATGCTGCCGAAGTTTTTTACAACTTGACAGCAGACACGGCTTACATAGAGTCGGAAGACTTTTACGAGTCGCTGTATGAAATTTAGTGAGGAGGACTAAAAAGATGCCTAAGAATAAGGTAAAGTACAATCTGAAAAATGTACACTGGGCGCCTTTAACCTTCGACGAGAACAACGCACCTACTTATGGCGCATATCGTCCTTGGCCCGGAGCTGTATCCCTTTCCCTGGATGCAGAAGGTGAGCCCACTGTATTCTATGCAGATGGTATCCAGTATTACATTATCAACAATAACAACGGCTACTCCGGAGACTATGAGAGTGCTATGATCCCCGAAGAATTCCGCACCGGTATCCTTGGCGATGTTAAGGATGATAACGGTGTACTTATCGAGGACGCAGATGCTAAGAGCTTTCACTTCGCTCTTGCTTTCGAGTTCGATGGAGACGTCAAACAGGTACGCCACGTACTCTACAACTGTACTGCTTCTAGACCTAAGATTGAGGGCGAGACCAAGGAAGACAGCGTTGAGGTTAAGACCGATACTCTTACCATCAAGGCTATATCCATATTCCTTGCAAGCTTAGGGAAGAACGTAGTAAAGGGAAGATCCGCGTCCGATACCAACGAGGCAGTATATGCTGCTTGGTACGACGAGGTTTATATCCCCGACGCAGTTTATCCTATTTCGAGCGTGAAGATCTCCGGACCTTCTACCGTAGCAGAAAACGCTACTATCACTCTTACAGCTGCGACAGTTCCTGCAGGTGGCACTGTAGTATGGTCGTCTAACGACACGAGCGTAGCAACCGTAGTAGATGGCGTAGTAACCGGTGAGGCAGCTGGTAAAGCTACGATCATGGCTACACTTTCGACCGATGGCTCTGTCTTTGACACCCACGTGGTAGAAGTAACAACAGTCTAAAAAATAAGTGCTCCCTATCGTCTTTAGGCGGTAGGGGGCTTATTTTTTCAAAAAGGAGAAAATAAAATGCAGAAAAATCTTAGTCTTATGCTCGAAGACGGCTCTATGAAAGAGTTCGCTTTTAGAGCAAACGGTACCACTTCCCTGCGTTTCGAGCAGGTCTTTAGTAAAAATCTTATGCAGACAATAACCGGCTTCTTTAGGTCTTTAAACGAGACACAGATGTCGGATGTAATGAATATTTACAGAGCTATGGGCGACTCTAACGAAGTACGTGTCGAAGAGCTCGACCCCGCTACGCTGCAGCTTCTTATCCCCCTCGTTGGATCCGGCGAGCTCCAAAGTGTTTCCGAGCTCGCTTATATAATGAACCAGCAGGCAGAGGCAAAAAGTCCCTCTGACCTTATGGCATTAAGTTACGAGGGATACTTTGACTGGCTCGACCAGTTCGACTCCATGACTTTTTTACAGAACGCTACAGCGATCATCGACGTGTATATGAATAACACGAAGTCAACGAGTGAACCAAAAAAAGAGCCCGCCCAACTGAGCGAAAGCTAAGCACGGCTCTCTATCTGCTTCGCGCTAAGCAGTTGGGCTTGTCA